TCGTTTGATTCTTCGCCTCCAAAGAGGTCAGCATAGCTTGCAGTAACTCGTTCCCTAAATGCCAAAAAAAAAGCGTTGCGCCCATCGCAACATTCATCGGGGCTTGCTTCATCTGCTCCGAGTACTTCCCTGCTCCCTCGTATGGCTCTATCAGGTACCGATGCTTGACTTCGCTTGTGATAGGGCGATACAATACCGCCATCGCTTTGTGCAGGTCTTGTACGTCTTGCAGGTAGCCGTCAAGGTCAACGAACTCACCGTAGGTGATATTGTCAAGCTCTGGGATGAAGCCGTACTTGGTGTCTCCCATCGTGAAGGTTGGCGTGAGACTTGGCTTCTCGTTTATCATCGCACTAATGTGCTTGCTGATATGGCTCACATCTTTGATGCGTACGTTGGGAAGATTGGCAAGAGGCACTCCGCAGAATATCTCAAGCATCTTGTGGGTCAAGAACTCCTCATCGCCCTCAAGCCTCGCAAAGCGTTGGTATTGGTCAAGCGTTATCTCCGACAGGGCGGTGGGTACAATTACCTTTAGTTCCATTATTAAAATAACCTTTTAGTTTTAGCGTATGGCATACCTGCCAAAGTTAGGTCTGCTTAGTTTGTTGTAGGTTGCATAGCGAAGCGCATCTATGGCGTGGTTGAATGCATCAATGGGGCGATTAAGCAGGTTTCCATTTTTGTCTTCTACCCATTTGTAGTTCTGAAGTTCCTTGATTAGGTTGCTGCTGCGTGGGGTTACAAATAGCTTGTGCCGCTTCAGCACGTCAATGCCCACTATGACGCTATCTGCGCCCTTCTGCGTGGGTTTCACGTTCCATCCCATACGATGCAGCTCCTCAATAGATTTGGGTTCAGCAGAGTCAGCAAATACCTCCGTACGTCTATCAAGCCCAAGTGAGGCAAGTACGTTGCTGATGTCGGGGTTGGTCATCCCCGTGCGGTAGATAAGCTCATCCACATAAAGATTGTCACCCGACTTATAGACTGCCACCAATGCGCTTGGGTCATTCGTGTAACCCCAGTCAAGTCCGTGACATAAGAGCGTGGCATCCGTTGGTATCTCTGCCTGCCCGTATTGAAAGATGGTGGCTCTGCTCATCCCACGTTCTCCGAGTCCGTAGATTCTCCAATAGTCGTTATCGGTATCACGTAGCCGTTCTATTTCATTTCGGATGCTGCTATCAAGGAACGGGTTATCAAGGTAGGTGGTCTGATAGAAGTCGCAGTCATCACGGGTCACCACCTTATCATAAATCCAATGGAACGCATCCGAAGGGTTGTAGTCAAGGATTGCCCTGTCTTCAGTTCGCATAATAAGCTGCTGCCAATCCTCATACGTCAGCTCGTTGGCTTCGTTAATGTAAAGTAGGTTGCGCTTGCGCCCTCGTATCTTCTGCGGTTGGTCAAGGCTGATAAACTCCACAAGGTTGCCATTCAGATAATACTCGTGGCTTGACCTGTTGTGGTAGCTTTCACTGTACAGGTCGTGGTTGCGCAGTATCTCAAAGAAGTCACGCATCACCGAAGCACGCAGCGAAGGGAACGTCTTACGGCAGATGGTGATGGTCTTGTTGGTCTCTCGTGTGCTATAATAGAAAATCACCCATAGCAGGATGTTGTAAGTCTTTCCGCTACGAGTACCGCCCTGCTCAACGACTATCTTCTTATCGCTGCGCTTTAGGTGGTTGTAAACCTTATTCGTGTAAATCTTCGCCAAGCACCTCAATTTGAAATAGCTTGCCCGAAGATACGTCTAGCTCTTGGCGTTCCACATACCCACGCTTCTTGCCTTTGGTCTTTAGAAAGAAGATAGTAGCGGTGGAGTTGCCCTCCTTTATCTGCTTGTGCAGTTGGCTCTCTGCAAAGTCAATGGCTACGTCTGATAGTTCTTCGACTGCTGCTTTGTATTCTTTATCCTCTTGCAGCCATCGGTAATGCGTTTGCCTTGCGATGTCAACGCTCTTGCAAGCGGAGGTCACTACCCCTAAAGATTTCTCCAACGCATCGAGCATTGCCTTTTTATGGATGTCACTACTTGTCATCTAATTTCAAATGATGTTGTTATACGTTGTTTGGATGTTGCACCTTTTAATACACCCGTAGATTCTTTTGTTCTGCCAAATCTTAAGCATCTCCATTTATCAGATTTCTTCAAAGCGTGAATTAAAGAAGGCGAAGATGTGACTATTGAATATCTATCTTTTTGCTTTTTGTACATCTCACCAATACTTTCAAGCATCTTTATTCCGATACCTATGCCTTGATAATCGGGCAAGACAACCAATCTATGTACTTTTTTCATATTCTTTACTTTGGGATGTGGAAAATGGAGAACGCTCAAGAATGCTGCCAACTGTCCATTTATGTATGCGACAAAAACATTTGCTGCGTTGTTATGCGTGTGACTCAAATAGTGATGTTTAGCAAAGACCTTCCAAATTGACTTATCTGCTGCTTGCAATATCTCGAAGTTAATTGATGGTCTATTTTTTTTTTGCCCTTCGTAAGAACGAAAGGTCATTGAATCAGTATCAAATACCCAATCGGGCAAGAGCCAATCTTCTATATCAAAATGACAAGTTACTGCTATGAACTGTTTATTGAGCTTTCGTATTGACTTCTGTACTGCGTTGGAACCAATTTGCGCAACATTGCGGTCTACTACTGAAGTAAACTCATCAAATACAATTAAGTCTTTATCTTGGAGCAAAGCGTTTGCCAAGTCAACACGCATCTTCTGACCATTGCTCAATGCCGAATAAGGCTTAAGCCAAGAAGGCGGTGATGAAAAACCAACTGAATTGAATACTGATGTAATTTCATCAACGCTCTTTGACTTTGGCATATCATCAAGTATTGATTCCGATTCATAGTGAAAATCTGTAATGTATGCATTTTCAAATAGCTCACGAGCTATTGTTGTTTTGCCCGTTCCTGATGAACCTACAATGAGACCAACATTCCAAGAACTTGGAATATCAATGCTACCTACAAAATGCTCCTTGATGTGATTTGAGTCAAGGTCAAACTTTCCCATTACAGATGCAACACGAAAAGATTTTGAGGGCTTGGACTCCCTTACAATGTCAAAACTCGGCATTTGTACCCGTCTGATATTAACTGATTATACATCTTCTCTTGTTCTTCTTCGTTCTCAAGTTCTATTTCTATTCTGAATGCTGATTTGATTTTGTCTGACAAATCGGTTTCATCTTCTGCTTCAAGCACAGGGGTATTGTCAAAGGGCAGTTCAAGACCCCAATCTTCTAAGGCCTCTACATCCCATTGGTTGGCAAGCAAGTCCCAATCCCATTCACCGAAGCCTACGTTATCCTTAATGATAAACTCAGCCTTCTGCGCATCGGTGAGTTGGTCTGCGACAATGATGGGTACTTCCTTCAGTCCTGCGGCTATGCAAGCCTTAAGGCGCATATTTCCCCCAAGCACTACCATATTGCCATCTACTACGATTGGGCGCAGCTCAAGCATCTGTGGGAACTCCTGTATGGACTTTACAAGCTTCTTGAACTTGTCATCCTTTATGATTCTTGGGTTTACTGGGTTTGGTATGATTGTACCGATTGCTGCTCTTTGCATAACTAAATAACTCTTTTTGATAGGTGGTGGTTGTGTGTTGCTTTAAGTCGCTCCTTAAATTCTTTAATATCTCCGTATGCAACGTGGCAGGCACGGCATAGTGCCATCAGGTTTTCTATCGTATCAGCAATTTTGCTTCCACCCATTCCTCTTGACTCTATGTGATGTATGTCTACGGCTTGGCCTTGACATACCTCGCAGGGGATAAAGTCAGTTGTGGAGTAGCCCATCCCTTTGAGGTAGACCTTTGTGTGGTTCTTCACCTTTGGTAAATCCAACAGTCATCAATGAACGTAGCGCGAGGCAGCAGTTCATCAACGGCTTGGATTACTCCCTTCCAATGTTCGTGGTAGTCATCTCCTGCTATGTAGCCTCCCTTCTTTACTTTGGGTAGCCATAGCTTGATGTCTTCCTTTACCGCTTCATAAGTATGGGTTAGGTCTATAAACACCACGTCAAGGGATTCGTTGGCAAACTTCTTTGATGCTGATTTGGATGTTGCTTTGATGGCCTTGTATTTACGGTCTCCCATATTCTCCAAGAACAGGTCGTAGATGTCTACCTCCGTTGCGAGCTTGTGGGTGGTCGTGAGTTCGTTTGGTGACCCCTTCCAAGAATCTATGATTGTGATGTTTTGGGATGTTGCTTTGTCGCATAGGTAAGCTGATGACTTACCGAGCCACGCACCCAGTTCTACGAACGTGCCGTCTTCTGGCATATTGGCAAGGAGGTAGTCGTATGCTGCTTGGTGGTTGAACCACCCGTCTATTTGTTTGCTCGTTTTCATTTTAGGGCGTTGTAATAACAAAGGTACTGCTCTACGCAGATAAGTGTGCCTTGCTCGGATGCTGCTTGGGCAAAGGTACCGTCTGCCTCATACGTCATTTCAAAGCGTAGATTGGGCAGGTCGTATGGCTTGAACATATAGCAGGCGGTGTCTATGTTGCCGACTCTTGGTTGGTCGGTAGGGCGTAGCCTACCTATTTGTCCCCACGTTACGATAGAACAGTCCAAAGCGTTTAGGTTGTTCCACTCCTCAAGGAACTTTGGGTGCAGCACGTTATCATCATCCAAATAGTAAACCCAGTCCTCTTTGGTAAAGGAATCAGCATACAAGTCAAGAAACTCATTGCGGAGTGGGTTGCCCATATCTCCCGTGCGTGTGGAGTAGTGTGTGATTGATGCGCTTGTTGCTCCCTTGTAATTGGTAGCAGCATCCATCATCACAACCCACGTTGCGTACGCAGGTATGTGTTGTTTTAGCCTTACGAGGTTATGAGGGCGTGAGCAGGGAGTGACTATGTAAAGCATCGCAGTTCGTTTATCTTATCCATCGTGAAGTCCTGCACAAACTCATATAACGATTCCGTTAGGTCAGCCACTTGGTTGGGGTTTTCTTTAAGTCTTTTGATTGCTCCTGCCCATTCGCTTGGGTGCTTGATGGCAATGCAGTTCTCTTTGGTGATGTAGGGTGAATACGGTTGCGTGTTGCTCACTATCAGAGCGCACTTGCTAAATCCTGCCTCCAACATCTTTAGGTGCGACTTGCACTTTGCAAACTCCGATGTCGTAAGCGGTACGAGGCTCACGTCAAAGAACTCGTAGAGTTTGTGATAGTGTGTTGGTGGCATTGTTGGCAGCCTATGGCTTGCCTTCATTATATCTGGGTAGCCATCTACCTCTGCCACATACCCTTGATAGCCTTCAAGGTTGATTGTGGAATCCTTTACGTCTGCTGCGTGGTGATTGCCTCCGATATACCCAAAGCGTACTTCTTCGCTTGGCTTTCTCTCTACCTGCCACGTTGCTACGCTGATTGCATTGGGGATGATTCGGATGTTGGTATTGTACTTCTTGACCTTTGAGGCAAGGTGCTTGTTTGTCACCCATACCTCATCTGCTGCTTTCATAGAGCGCACGATGCGAGTTCTCATCCGCTCAACGTACAATCCCTGCAAAGGATGCGTAGGAGGCAGAACCCACCAGTCATCATTGTCAACGATTAGCTTGATGCCCTCCTTACGGCAGAGCTTTACGAAGTCATCAAACGGCTCTACTGGGAATGCACGGCTTGCAAAGATGTGAGTGACTTTAGGCCACATCTCAGGGTCAATGTCGGTGATTTTCTCAATAAAAAAGACATCGGCATCCTTGTGGCATATCAAGGGTGCAAATGTCCTGTGGTGTGATACACCAGAGTTTTGCTTGTGGAACGCGAGTACAAAGGGTCTAATCATACATTAGCCTCTTGGGCTTTGAACCATTGCGCCATCGCTTTGCGCTCAAGAAACTTCACCCACATACGAGCAGCTACTGCTCTGCGTTGGGGCTTGAAGGGGTAGGTGCTACGGAGCTGCGCCATCGCTATCCTCATAAATTGGTCTTGCATTATTCTTTGGTATTTGAGGTGTTGCAAAAAATGCAACGATTGGTTTTATGTTAAAGTTTGGTGTTCCAATAGTATTCGCATTGTCCGTGCTTGATGGGTATGCCAACAAAGAACGATTGGTACATATCCGTAGGGGCGGTGAAGCGGTAGCAGGTTTCTTTTAGAGGGCAACCTTCGCCTGTGCATTTGGTGATGTCGGTCATAACGTACCCACAACTGTGTACGAATCCAAGTCCTCACCCAAGATGAAGAACTGCTTGTACATTTCAATAGCCTCAAGGGTCTTGCGTTCTCCCTCTGCCACGAACTCTGGACTCACCGAGTAGATGCCTATGTCAAGGCTTGCCTTGTCAATAGCGACAAAGAAGAACTTGTCAATCGGCACTCCAAATAATCGGGTGTAGATAAACGCCTGCACATCGTAGCCGTACTTCTTTGCAGAATAAGGGAATGCTCGTAGGTCGGTTGTTGTTTTCAAATCAGCCAAGAATCCTTCAGCATAGATGTCAGCCTTCGCCCTAAAGGGCAGGCCGCCAATCATACCAATTTTTGGTACTTCAAACTCGCAGCCTGTGATAAGACCAAGCACGTTCTCGTTGCGCAGGAGCGCGTCAGAGATACGTTGCGCCTCGTTGTACTCTTTACGGGTGCAGAGGTTGCGCTTGCCCTTTGCATCCTGCCACGCCTTTGCGTTCTTGCTCTGCACCTCAATCACCTCGTAGTCCGCTACGCGGTGCGGCTCCAGAGCCATTAGGTGAACGAGCCTGCCTACTGCAAACGCATCGGAGTCCTCGCTGCCGTACTTCGTAACGTAGTGATACGTCTTTGGTGATGTCAGCAGCAGCTTACAAGCAGATGAGGATAGGGCGTTCTTGCCCAGTACTCCGTAGTAAAATTGGTCATCGTGCATCTTCTCAAGGATTGTCTCCATATCCCAAGTGCTTCCGTCAAGTAGTTCTATGATTTTCATTTTGATTCTGTTTTGAATGTTGCTTCATACCATTGGTCAAAAGGCACACGAAGCAGGGCATCGTGGTAGGCTATACGCAAGGTGACCTTCTCAATAGTTTCTATGTCTTTGAGGATTGATTCGGATATGTCTACCGACTTCAGCTCTCGGAGTAGTTGGGATATAGTTTGGTATTTCATTTGATTGGTTTTAATTATTCTTCGGATGCGACTTGAGTTGCCCAATTCATCCACTTAATGTAGATGTCATCGGCAAGGTTTGGTATATCCCTGTAAATGGATGTGGTAGGGTATGCGGTGGTGTTGGTATAGCCATCCTCGTTGTATGACTCCTCTATGTATGTGATTTGCATCTCGTACTCGTAGAAGTCAGCAACGTGAACGTAGCCGAGCCACTTGGCAAGAATCTCATCGGAGTTCTTATTGTCTGGGTCGTAATCCTCAAGGGCATCCCAATAGGACTGTGGCAAAAGGTCGGCATCTTCGAGCCAGAACTTTAGGTCGTTGTATGTGAATATCATCTTAAAGGCTTATTAGAAATTCAACAAGGGCAAGGCTGCCAATAAGGGTAAAGATAATTGCTAATGAAGCAACTGTCTTTGCAAGGTAAACTTTGAATTGGTACATCTGATTGGTTTTTGTTACTTACTTAATTACTCCGTTCGGTAGTTTTACCATCAAAGTTATATTCGACTCGTGGCAAAGATTTTCGTAATACGCTGATTCCGAACGATTATCGTTGACTATCGTTTCTATTCTGTATGACTCTAAAAACTTGTCTCTTTTGTCAGCCCCATTAGGAAAGTAAGACGCTATCATTACTTTGGGGTACATTTTCTGTTCTTCAATAGTTAGCATAGTGCGTGGTATTTGTGATTGGTTTTTAATTATACCCAAATATATAACAACTTTACTAATTATTCACACTCCAATAAAAAATAAATAAAAAAAAGAGGACTACTTGCCCTCTCTAAATTGCGTGTAGCAAACTGCTATTGCTTGGTCTTTGTCTGGGTACTCGCTTCCGATGGCCTCCAAGCAGCGTTGGATGTATTCGGATTGCTTTTCACCACTTTTGGGTTGAGGGATTGGCATAGGTTAAAACTTTAAATGAAACTAATCTTTGAATGTCTGGCAACTCAAGTCTGCTTATCACATCCTCTCTGCCTTCTCTTTGGTAGTATTTTCTTGTCGCTTCTTGCTTTGTGACAAACACAGGCTCTACAATCTGCTCACATAGCCGTGCAAGCTCCTGCGTTCTCACCATCACAAACCCTCCAAGCTCTGGCATATCAAATGCAATGTACTCGGCTTTGCCGTACATCCATCCATTGTCACCTTTTACGTTCTTGAACTCCACCCAGATGGTGTTGGGGTGGTTGCCCCCTTTTACATCTACGGATGTCGTTCCGTTTAGCCGTGTAACGAAGTAGTCAATGTGGTCGTAGATGTCGGTGTTGCGGTCTGACTTCTCACAAGAGTAGCCAATGGCTTCGCAAGCCTCTACAAACCTCTTTGCAGTAATGTCTCCAACTTGGTTGGAGTACACTCTGCGCTCGTTACTAACTGACATAAGCGTTGTATAATGTCTCAAGCTCCTGCAACCTACCACGAAGGCAAGAGCCGCAGCTTGTTGGCTTCACGGAGTCTTTGAACACTCGGTTGTAGATTCTATTCACTTCCGTCTGCTCAATAGCAGTCACGGTGTTCCTGCCTCGCATCTTGCCAACAAACTCGTATTCTTCTTTAGTCAAGCATTCAGGCTTCCTGTACCTAAATAGCTTGTTCAGTTTCTCCTTACGGGCATCGCATCCGCAGTCAACACCAGTTGCTTCGCTAAACCAATCTACCGCAGCCTTGATGCCTGTGGCGGTTGTGATTTGCTCTATGGTATCACCCAAGCCGCTTGGCTTCTTTGTACGCTTGGTAGGTGTCTTGGCAGTCTTCTTGGATTCGCTCTCTTGCATTTTTTAGTGTGTTGAATATGGAACGTGCTGAAATCTTGGTCTCATCCGCTAACGTGCGAATTGACATATCGGTGTTGTGGTACAAGGCAAATATCTTTTTGTCGTACCAATGCCAGTCAGTTTGGGTTGACCACACCCTGTCGTATAGTTGGATGAGCTGCACCTCTGCATCTTCGTTGGCCTCCTCGTATATAAACTCCTCAAGGATGTCCACGTCTACGAATTCAAATCTTGCTCTCTGGCGCATCAAGGTAGCGTACATATTGCGAAGCGTAACGTAAACGAAGAAGGTGTTGACCTCCGTCTCGTTGTACATTATCTTCTCGGCATCATCAACGTATTTGTACAACCGAACGTACATCTCCTGCACAAGCTCTTGGGCAAGGTCATCGCTCGCCCCAAAGCTCTTGCACATCCGAATCCAATCGGTCTGCCGCTTTGCTAATACTGCGAGGAGTCCCAAGTGATTTCTACGATTATCACAAACAGGGCAAACTGAACGGTGTGCATCACAATATCCTCTTCAAGGTAATCGGTCTTTGACCAGTTAGCCCCAACTACAAGCCCATAGATTGGGTAAAGTCCTACGTTAAAATTCATCAAAGGTGCGTTTAAGAGTTAAGTATAGTTCTTTATACTTAGATAACTCCGCTACCACCTCGTTGAGTTTATTTAGTTCCTGCTCCAACGCTTCAAAGTCGGGCTTGTCAATCGTTGCCATCGGGTTTTCCTCAAGAACGCAGCAAGCTACCTTGTAGTAGTGCTGATAGTCCCCGTAAATAAGGCGGTCTTTGTGCATCCTTACGGCATAGGCCACCGAGCTATGGTCTTTGTCTATGGCCTCACCGAGTTCGTGGAGCGTGGCGTGGTTTCGGAATGCTGAAACGAATGCTGCTCTTGCAGTAGATTCTTTATGCGCACGGCTTCCATTGTCTTGGAATCCCAGACGGGCATAGTACTGTTCTTTGCTTACTTTTAATTGGCGTATTTCAAATGGTCTCATTAGCATTTGCAGCGTTTCGCTCTGCCCTCGTTGTAATTGGTTAATATCTTGGTCATTGGCATAGTGTAGTGCTTGTGGTCTGAAAGTCTCTTAAACTTCATCTCACTCGCCCACTCCACTAAATTGTCATCCTTGTCTTGGATTATGGTGTAGTCTACTACGAGGTAGTCGCTTCCGTCAACGGAGAAACATTCGTACTTCTGAAAGGGTGAAAGGATTTGCTTCATAGCGAGTCCTCAATAATCCCTTGCAGGCGTTGTATCTCGTATATCATCTGCTCACTATCAACTCGCAGCTTGGCGTTAGCAAGGTACATCTCGTTCATCTTGCCTTCGGTGAACTGGCGGTAGTCAATAAACTGCTGCAAGAGGAGGTCTGCATAGTGGCAGCTCATAACGTGGTGCAGGATGTCATCTTGTACCTCTCTGCCTTTTGCCTTGTCTGCTGCTTGCTGCGCCAACCACATCGCAGTACCTGCAAGCATCAACTGCTTCTCCCTTATGTAAAGGTCGTGGGAGTCATCAGAAGGGTACATCAGTCGCAGGCGTTTCATCCATTTTAATTGGCAGCAAGTTACGCCCGTTTATCACAAAACCGACATTACCCAACACGCTCTGCAAAACAAGCGGTGTCTCAAGGGGCGTGATGCGCCCACCAGACTCCATCTCTTTGACCTTTCGAACGTGAATGTGTGTGTATATCCAATCGGTTTCGTGGGCTGCAAAACGGTGAATCACAACAAAACAGTCGCTGCGGGAACTCCACTTACCCCCTCCTTCAACATCTGCCGCATTTGGGGGCATTGGCATCCCTTCGTATTGGTGTCCTTTATAGAACACCTTGCGCATCGCTTCAGTAACAGGGTGGGCGTTTACGATAGTGGTGACGTTGTTAGTGTGAGCAAACACACGCAGCGCAGAGGCTACCTCATAGTGGTATTCGTGCATCCCTGTCTTGCCAAGTTTCTTTTGGTCTGTGGATAGGGAGTTGTAGGGGTCAATCAAAGCACCTGTATAGTTCCATTCGTTCTTGATAGAGTTCATCACCTCAAGAAGTTCAAATGCGGTGAATAGCCGATTGCCGTCAAGAAATTGGAAGTACTCGTTGATGAAGTCAAGCTTGCGGTACATCATCCCCTCATCAATTCCCTGTATGGGTTTGCAGACAAGGAACTCAATGAGCTTGCGCTTGAGGCTTGGCACTTCGTTCTCTGCGGAGTATATCAGCCACTTCTTGCCAAAGTTATACGACTGCAAGAGCATAAGATAAAGCAGCGTATGGGTCTTGCCCACGTTAGCGTGGCCGACCACTACGACAAACTCACCATCTTTAAGGCGTAGGTATTGGTCTACCTCATAAACACCGAGCTTGCCAGTGTCGTAGTACTTGCCCTTGAGGGCGCGTTGCAGATATGGTAACGAAGACTCGTTAGAAAGAAGGTCGGGGTGTATCATTGATTCTGATTGGTGAGCAAATATAACAAAATAATTGACATAAAAAAACCCCTCCGTAGAGGGGCTTCACACAACGACCTAATATAAAACCAATCAGAAAGGGTCGTTGCGATTTGCGAAATGCTCGGTGTGTGATGCAGGAGCAGCACTCTGCCCTGTCATCCAAGCGTTAAAGGTCTCTGCGTTGGCAAGGATGGTGTTGACATCGTGTTGCGCAGCACAAGCGTACTCCACCGCAGACTTCAAAGCAACCTGTCGGATGATAGAAGCGGAACGGTCATCTGTCTTACCAGCATATGAAAGAGCAGATGGTGCAGACTGGGTGTATCCACCACCGCCAAAAGCATTGGCTCGTTGGATTTTCACCGTACCCTTTTCGTTCTTGGTGTACTCCACGTCTTCGCCTACGGCATAGGGTGGGGTCTGTGATTTGGCAAAGGCAGTTCCAAAATCCCCTGAGTCGAACCTGACTTCAAGTTTGTATAAATCCTGCCACTGTCCTGTGGGGGTGATTGAAATAATTTTAGGCATAATAGATTGGTTTTAGATAAATAGAATTGATTGCTGCTCCAATACATCAATACGAGCTTGAAGCTCTTGTATCTTGTTTTGAAGTGCTTGGATTTGTGCTTGTTGCACTTGCACCATCTCGGTGTAAACGTCTTGTGAAAATGATAAAGTCATAACTGATTGGTTTTAAGTTATGCAAATATACAACTAATTATTCTACAATCACTCCCTCAAAAATAATTTCTGCGGTGTCTTTAGCAATGGCCTCGCTATGTACCAGTTTAATTTGTTTCACATACTTGGGGCTATCATCACGAATAGCTCCCCACTTCTTGAATGCGTCAAGCGCAAACTTCACCGCCATAATGGAATTGTCCACATCGTACTTGTAATTCACAAGGCAGGTTATATGTACGTCTGTGATTTGTACGCAGTCCATTGCGTAAAGCTGCGCAAGGACTTCATCGCAATGTAAGTCTTTAGCCTTTTTGCGAACTGTCCAATGCCTTGATGCATAAAATGCATTTAAGCTCGGAACCTTTGTGACTACAACCTTGTAGCTTTTCAATTATCGGGAATCAGGTAGCCGCATTGTATAGCGAAGTGCAGGTCTATCTTGGCTATCTCACCCAGTAGCTCTTGTTCTTTGTACTTCGCCTGTTGGCGAGCTTGGTATGTGGCTTCGCAGTTAGACATCAGCGTAGCGCACTCCTCAAGGATGAAGTCTATCTTCCTGCGTTTGGCAGGGTTAGTATAGTACTGCATATCGGCCTGTTGTTGTTTGGCTTCCTTCGCTTGTTGCGCTAATGGTTTGCTGCTCATCTTGGCGTTCAAGTTCAAAATTTAGGTGTGCGATAGCCTTTCTGATGTCATCGCAGATAGGATTGTGAGGTTTCTTCCCTGCTCTCATTAGGTAGGTGAGGGCAGTTCCAAGATTGTAATTATCAGGTTGGAAGTCCATCACCACATCCTTCGCTTCTATCTTCAACGTCTTGCCGATGTAGTACTTTGGTGTCATTAGCCAAAGGTACATCATCCCAATAAATGTAGATGTGGTCATTCATTATTTAGAATCATTACATATTAGCATAAGGACTTGCGTATGTCAATTTTATTTTGTTTTTTATCAAAGTTGAATAGTTAACTTACTTAACTTAATTACTTAATCAACTATTAACTTGACTTTAGTTAGTAGTTAGTCAACTCTTAACTTTACCAAACAACTTAAAGAAAAAGAAACTAAACAAAGAAAAAGAAAGAAGTTGCGTTCTAACGCATCCAAATACCTCAAGTCATACACTTATACCATTTTAGTATCTAAGTGCAGTAGAAGCCAAATAAACCTACTCTACGAGCTTATCTATCCACTTCTTGATGAAGTACGCAACCACAAGGATAAGCCCAAGCGTAACCGCTGCTCCTTCCAAAGTCCATCCCCTCTGCTTTTTCTCCTTTGTTAGAATCTTGGTTTGTGTGACTCGGATGGTATCGGGCAAGCACGTTGCCTCAACGTACACCTTTCGGTCTATGTACTGGAGCTGAAGCCTTACCTTGTCTTGGTAGATGGTCGTGTCCTTGTAAAGTTCCAGAGTGTCGGTCAGGTACTTTGTCTTGGTGACAATCACCGTGTCCCTTACAACTACACTCTGAAGGACGGGTTTCACAGTAGCGCAACTGCTAAGAGCCGCAAGAGTCGCAGTCAGCAGGATTGTCCACATTGCAAGTCGGTTGGGGTTTAGTTTCAAGTTCATTGAGCCAGTTATCAAAAGGTGAGGTATTTGGTTTTGCCATTGTGCTTTACTGCTTTTAGAATTTGTTTTCGGTTCTTGGTACTTGAGTAACTAACGTGTACCCACGATGGCGCACTATCAGAGCCAAATTCCCAAATGAGTTGGTCAAAGTCTAAATTGTCCTTTATCCAATGAAATAAAACATCATTGCCTGCTTCGCACTTTAGGTCGGCTGCTTGTGCTTGCGTATGCTGCGATGTCTTTGCTCCCCCTACTTTGCTATTCACCGCAGGGCTGCGGTATGCACTCGTTACTTTCACCGCACCTAAGGCATCTCTCGTGGGTTGTAAGACGTTTTCTGCAAGCGCACGGAGGTTGGGTTCCAGATGCTTGGGTAAAGCGTTAGGAAGCCCTGTTTTTGTAGCAGTCAGTTCTGCGAGGGTGAAGTTCTTGGTCACATTTTTAATATCAAAAGTTGGACATTTTACACATTATGCTCATTTGAGTTTACACTTTGCAGTTTTTGCATAGTGCTTAATGTGCATTTAATTGCACAATTTGTAGTCATAATGTACATTAAAACGTACATTAACAGGTAAAGTGCGCCTTAATGCACATTTTAACGACCTTGACTTTTGTAAGGCTTCTTGTAGTTTTTACTCGCTTTATTGGCAGATGCACTCTTGGAGTGCTTGCCTCGCTTCTTGCTCTTACTTATTCGTTGGCTTACCGCCTGTTGCTTCGCCATCTTTAGGGTCTTTTAGAAACATAAGTGCGAACGCACCCATCATAAACGCACTCACCTCCGTGAGCGTGGCCTTCTCGTAAAACACAAGCACAAAACAAAGGCCGATGATTATCAGCCCAAGTAGAGTAGTCTTCGGGTTACCGAAGATGCGCTCAATTAGCACCTTTGTCCTTCAGATAATCCCTGCGCCACTTCCATAAGGTGTATCCCAAAGAGGCAACTAATACCATAAGCCCAAAGGCTTGGTGAACGTAGCTCAAGAGCAGCCCTGTGCCTGTCAAAGACCAAGACGTTACAACGCTATCAACTGACTCTTTTGTCATTTTCTTTTAGGGTGTTCTCGTATGCCGCAACCAAGACACGAACCTCATCTAATTGCATTAGTAGATTCGCCTCTTGCTGCTTTAATGCCTCAAGCCGTTGTTGTAGGTGTTCCACTTACTCGGCTACAACTTCTGCAACGGGTGCAGGAATCATTGCCCAAGCATCGTTGGCAAGGGTGCGGTAGTAGCCATCAACTCCCAATACCTCATCGGCAGCAGGGTCGTTAACTGCAAGCACGGTGCGCCAATAAGATGAAGCGATTACGGCTCCGTCTTTGGTAACGTCTGTGGTTTTGCGAACTGCGATAGTTCCGTCAAGTCTGACGTTGAATTCGCTGATGTAGATTACTTCTTCAATCATTTTGTTTAGTTTAATTTATTATACGAAGTAGGTGAGAGAAATGATTACTTCGCTTGAATTTGTAAAGTCAGCGTTAGTAATGTTTGTTGTTGTTCCCAACAAGCTCACTTCATCTAATCTTATTGTTGTAGAATTGATTTGACCAACCGCTACAAGTTGATTAGCAAAAGTAATATTGCTAAACCACGCACTCGCTGCTGGGTAATTTTGAAATGAATTGGGAATTGCAAAAGGCAGGCCCGTAATCCTTGCGTCACCCGAAGAACTTCCCTTGCTTGACAATGTAACAACTCCACTCACCGTAACTTGCCTTCCTATCTTGGTATATGTTCCCGTGTTTGCTGAATAAGTCACACCAACAGACGCACCACCAAAAGCAACACCCATAGTCCAAGTGCCTTCTTCGTAGTCATCAAGGGCGTTGGCTGCTGCGGTGTCCCCGTTGAACTTCAATCCGTCAGCATCAACACGAATACGCTCGGCAGGAGTTACTCCCGTTTTAAGTACAAACACACCTGCCGTGCTAATCTCTGCTCCTGTTACGTTGTTTTCAGGAGTCATATAAGATGTTGAGCTGAACTTTAATCCGTATGATGCTCCCAAGATGATGTCACCACCTGCAACGTGCAGCGTGCCCGAAGGGCTACTTGTGCCGATGCCTACGCGGTTGTTGGTTGCATCAACCACAAGAGTAGTTGTGTCAAACGTAGCGTTGCCGCTTACTGCCAAAGTGCCCGATAAGGAAGCAGCAGTCGTTGACAAAGACAAAGAAGAATCGTTGCCTAATCCGTCAGTCAGTTTCTTTAATGACCCTGTAAGAGGCCCGTTGTCCGTAACCTTAATAAGGCTATCGTATGTGTCCTGTGGGGTTGTCCCCGTAAGTGTTGTTCCCATATTTAATTATTATTTGGTTCTTGGCAATAAGAAGCATCGGGGTTAGCTACGCAGTATTCTGACTCGTATGCTGATTCCCATCCAGCGAAGATATGAACTCCGCAAGGGGCTGGCCATACGACATAAGACGCAAACGAAGTAACCAGAGGCTCCGCAGTCCATAGGATGTCAACTGCGTACTTTGGTGACGTTACCTCACACACTTGGTTGCCTTCGGCATCGGTTCCCCATTGGGTGCAAAGATGACCGAGTTCTACTACCGCAGTCACTTTGGTAGCATCCCAAGTTACGTTGCCCTCGCTATCGGTGGTCTCAATCTTGGCTTTAGCCGTAGCCCATTGGGTAGGCGTGAACTCGTATTTTAAGAATTTCATCGTGTGTTGAATTATGCGGTTAGTTCGGCAAGTTGGGCGTTGGTTAAACGGGTCTTAAATAAAAGCATCTGAGAGATGCCTCCCGACATATTTGAAGTAGTAGCACTAAAACCACCTATGCGAATATCATCGTAGGTGATTCCATTGGTGTAGGTTGCTGCACTTGTTGCGACCTGCGTTCCGTTGACATAAAGTGCAAAGCTTCCACTCTTGTAAGCAAAGGCCAATTTATTTACACCGTTGAACGCAGTCTTTTGCAATTGCACAATATTGCTGCCACCAGCACGAAGACCACCAGTTAAAATTTTATCACCACCACGACTAACGTAGACAGTATCGTTAAAAGAAGATACATCAATTCTAAAAATATAGCCTTCGGTATTTATTGCAGCATCAAAGTCAACCTCTGCGAAAATAGTCCCCTCAGTCTGCCCAATCAAAGAGCTTATCCCCGTCTTTGTAGCAGCATCCGCAACCCTTGTAACTGATGCCCCAAGCGTGGGGATGTACGAGGTGGCGTAGGCTCCAGCTTCCATTTGGCAGCCCCATAAAAGAACACCACTTGTACCATCGCCAGTAAAATTACTTGCTGAGGTTGGAACGTAAAAACGAACGCCCGTAGTGGTTGCAACGGCAGTGCATCGGTACCATCCGTTCCCCATTGCGGTAATTGTACCTGTTCCACTTCCTGCGTTTGTAACGGTCCCGTTTGCTAAATTAAATACAGCGCCATTTGAACCGCTTGCCCTATCAAGCATCTGGAACGTGGAGTACCCGTTTGCTTTTGCAAAAACACTCATTGCGCATTGCGATGAGGAAACTAAAGCAGCGCTAAAAATTTGGTGGGTTCCAGTTACCGCAGTTGGCACGATATTATCCGCTGACTGCGTTCCATCGGGCGCTATCGCTGCGTTAGCCGTAACATTTATTTCCTGCGTTGACCAAGCAGCATTGTTGAACTGCTCGGAGTATGTAGCCAAGTTGCTACGCTGCGGCTCCAAGAGAAGTTTTCCACAAGTGCTATTGAGGTAGTCCAAACGGGGTAAACCGCTAACGGGGCCAACGCTTACCGCTGCGGTGGTGGTGGGGATGTAGTCTGTTGCTATATCACCCGTTTCAAGTTGGGCAAGCGTAACAGTTCCAGTACCCGTTAAAATCAATGCCCCTGCGGTTGCCGTAAATGACAAACTCACTCGGTTTGCTGCGCCCGTTCCAACTAATGTTCCAGAACCAGTACCAGTAATTACAATAGTTCCCGTACCAGTAAATGATATTGTATGCGTGTTCCCAGTTACGGTCACTGTTTGCGTTACAAATGTTGCACTATTGAGCAACAAATTAGTCCGCACCTTTTCAATAAGCCCGTCACTTGCCACTCGGGTGGCGCTTGAGGCACGGGTGAAGGTTAAGTCCCCAGTACCATCGGTCGGCTTGACAGAATACACCTTGCCATTCTTGTATCCCGAAGGAATCAGTACAAGACTTGCGTCATCAAAATCGCTCACAATCAGTTGTAGTTTAGTCTGTCAATTGCATCTACCAAGCAGGCAAAGGACTCTACCGTTCCGCCATCTGCCAACACACGAATAGAATATTTCTCAGCATAAGTAAAGGCATTATCAAAGCAAGCAGGCACACCATCACCCGTTAAGGTGCGTGTGTTGTAATCCTCATCGCCAAAATAAGATGAGCAATATACTTCACCCCAGTTGATATTATTTGCCATTGTCTTTTAAATAACTCTTTAACTTGATGATATTGCTCTTCTTCGGCTCGTAAGTCTTTTTAGAGAACCCACGATGCAAAGTTCGCATCGGTGTCGGGGTAGACATCTGCATTATTGTTTGAATTATATTGAGGGAATGACGCTTGGTTGTAGCTCATATAAGTGATGAACCTGTCCGTGTAGTACTGCGCCAAGTCACGAGCCTTGCCTACCAAATAGTCAACCTCAATCTTTTCAGCGGTAGTGCTATTCTCGGAGTTGTGCTTGAACACCCCACCGTTGCCGATGGTATAAGCAGCAAAAGGCAAGTATTCCACCATCGCCCAATGGATAAGCATCGGCTGCAAGTAGTCGTTGACCAACGCCAAGTAAGGGTTGGCAAGAGTTCCTGCAATGATGTCATCGCTTATCTTGTCATACAACTTTGTGCCTGTGTAGTTTTGGATGTGTATCTCCTGTGCAATCTTGATGAACTGGATAAACTTGTCCGTGTCCACGTTACCGCCTATTGCGGTGTTGCGAACCAAGTCCTCTCTTTTAATAAATAATGCCGTTGCCATATCTTATCGTGGGTTTACAAATCCTTGATTGGGCATATCAACAGGTCGCTTTGCTACGTTTGTAGGATTGGTCTCAAGTACCACGCCCTCCTTCTTTGCCTTGTTTACACTCACCTCTGCGTTAGGGTTGCCTACATCGGGAGTTACGCCTTCGCCTTTTGCCAAGTACGTCTTACGCATCCAAAAGTGATGACACCTTGCACCGCCCTTGTATAACCATATTGAATAGGTTGCTGCTCCCTCTACACCGAAACCTGCGTTTACCGCTTGGCCTCCCATACGAAGCACATCCTCCTTGCGGTAGACCTTGCCAGATGCTACCATCTTCTTGCAGAACTCACGGCTATTGGTCTTTGTAGATTCGGGAGCATAAGCATAACGAACCTTGTACCTCTTGCCTTCTTCAGTAACTCCGTCTTGGCTGCTCTTGGCGTTAGGGAATGCGCTGCCTGTTGATGCGAATGCGTACTTGCTTAATGCCTGCTCCGCATCGTAGTCAACGGGTCTTTCATCTACAAGCTCCCACTCATCCATATTCACGACCTCGCCTACTTCTTCTAAAGCAGCAAACGCCTCCTCAAACATCTCATCGCTCGGCTCTTGGCTTGACAATTTAACGCCAGTCTCCTCCTCACGGGTCTCCATATCCATAGGCGTAACTACGTCTTCCGTAAACTCCAAAGGCTGAAGGGTCTTGAAGTACAAGTTTAGGCTGATGTCGTTGTACGCAAGAATCATATCTATGCCGTCAATGATAATCTCCTGCTTAGGTCGGATTACAAGGTTATCCAAAAGCGTAGATGCGGTCTTTAGTTCATCAGCGTTGTTGCCGAGTCCCGAATTGTCTTTAATACCCAATAGCATAGGGCTTACGATACGATGCGACACCATTATCTTCTGCGTGGCTTCAGCACTCAAGAATTGGTACTGCTCTGCGGCATCCGATAACTGAACAGGGTCAACCGTTGCAGCAAGGTCTTTGTTATCGTTGAACGCAAGGATAAACTTACCAGAGTTTGAACTACCGCTAAACTTCGTTGCAATCTGCTGCTCTATGGTTCTGCGTTCTTCTTCACTCGGTACTCCGTTGTTGAAGTTGATAAGCATAGAAGGCGAAAGGCCGTTCTGAATGTTGTTGATGTGGTAGTTGGCAATCTCCTCCTCAAGTTCTGCGTATGGAAGTCCACCTTGATAGTCAACGGGGGAGTAGTAGTAGAATCCTGCTCGGTATGGCTTGATGTACAATATCTCCAATCCCTCACGGCTTGTGCCAAATGCAGGGATGCGTACCGCAGTCTCTTTTCTGTTCTTTACATCGTTCCAATCCTTTGCGTAGTAGTACGCCTCAATCTCTCCGTCTTCGTTGCACCTTGCAGCTCTCAACGTCTCTACTGGGATGTGCTGAACCTCTACAATCATATTGTGGTCTGCGGAGTACACCACTTGAAATGCACATTGCCCCATCATCACATAGTCGGCTACGACCTTCTGCAAGCAGGCTTTCGTGAACAAGCCACGCATCGCTGCGTACTCGCTCGGCTTCTTGGCAGAGTCCGTTGCATCCAAGCCCTTACCAAAGGTCATATCCATCAAAGAGTTGAGGATGGCGTTATTGGTAGGTGAGCCGTTGTATCGGTCAATTAGGTAGCCGAAGTAGTCGTTGTTATTTCCGTATTCTACATAGTCCTTGCCCTGCACCTCTTTAACAACAGGTGTGGTGTAGGAACTGAAGTTCACAACGTGGACTTTAGATGATGATGTACTCATTGTTGTAGCTTGTTTCTTCGGTGTAGACGTTTTCGTTCACCGTAAATTTCTCGTAGTCTGTTTGCGAAGTTACGAATACCCTATCTCGATATATTAGATTTCCCGATGCGAATACCTTCAACCCATAGAATCTATTATTGACAAGTACGAACGTGCCTGTGAGGGTCATAAAACCATTCGCAGAGGCAGCAGTAACCGCAGGTGTTGCGGTGGTGTTTGTTGATTCATCAATCAGCGCAATCGTAACGCTCGCAGGGAATGTGCGAGGTATGATTACTATTGCTTGTGGCGAGGCTGATACTTGAAGAATATGCATCTTAAATAAATAACCTTTTAATTCCGATTTGTTTGAAAATAGAAAAGGGGCTTGCGCCCCTTCAACTATTCTGCCTTGCGGTAGGTTACGAGTTTGAACCCACAACAATCGTGTCAGTTGCACCTGCAAGTCCTGCGAATGGATTGGCAGTAGTAGCACCTGCGATGAAGTTGGCAGGCATTGTCTCTTGCCCTTCCATTGTCAAAGTGTAACCCGATAGGTCACCCATTGCCGCACCAGTTACAATCGTTCCACCCGTTACTTCAGCACCGTTGTTCATACCCATAAGGAATGCGTTGCCGTTGTAGTCTTGTACGATAACGTAAGGGCGGCCATAAGCAAGCAACTTCAATTCTTTGTTGTCCTCCTTCGTAAGTTTGGTCAACGTCAAATTCAAAGTCTGCGTGAAGAAGGTTGTGCCATTATCACGGCTTGAGTTAAAGGTTTGCTCAAAAGAGCTATTGCCTTTTACCAAGTATTGGTAAGCAGAGAAAGTACCACTAATGTTGGTTACCTCATCGTTGGTGAGGGTAATAGTACCCAAGTCACCATAATCTACAAAGTACACGGCACGGATGCCACCTACTACGTCTTTACAGGGTACTGCCCTGCCTTTAGTTAAATCACAAGCCATTGTTTTTTTGTTTTATTGGAATTAAAAAAGAGGGCGAGGACATAGCCCAAGCCCCCTCTTGATTTATGTTAACTTGGATTAACTGTACAGCACACAGTCAGCTCCGATTCCGTACTGAACTCCTGCGAAGAAGCGAAGGATTACGCGAATATTGGCACTTCCGTCAAGGTCGGACATATCGAGGACACGCACTTCGTTTCTCTCATCAGCCAAACCGCAGCCGAAAAATAGGTTTGAAGCTTCAGCAGCAACCATCTTGTTAGAAGGAAGACCGTTTGCCATAGCAACGCGGATGCCATCAAAGTACAAGTCTCCGTTGCCGTACCACATTGTGCCTTGATTGTCAACACCATTTGCTCCAAGACCCGAAGTTCCAAATCCACCAAGAGCGCGGACATAAGCCTTTGCAACGTTCTGTGGAACGTAGATGGTCAAGTCCTCTTTGCCGTAAAGGGCAGAAGGGATAGCATCTACAACTTTACCAAGCTCGGTGATTACGTTTGCAGCAGTCACGGTGGTAGCGGTTACGTCAATAACATCAGAGTCAGCAGTCATCAAAGAAAGGAATCCGCTAAACTCACCTGCACTTGCAGCGTTTCCGTTCCAAATGTTCTGCTCAATCTTTTGGGCAGTCTTTGAAGCAACGTGAGCGATAAGGAAGTCAGCGAAAGAAGCAGGAATGCTATCGTAAGCGGAGACTCCCATCTGACCACCAATCCAAGATGAGTAGTAGTCTTTCTTGCAAAGCTGCAAGTTTACCTGAAAAGGCTCAACGGCAAGAACGCGGTCGGTCAAAGTCAAGGTAGAAGTTGCATCAAAGTCGCACGTGCCATCTTTTACGATGTCGTTGGTGTTCACCTTCTGCAAGGTGGTTTTGTAGTTTACGTTTGGAAGAATCTCAATGAGTCCTTTGTCCAAAGTGTTAGCAGAAAGAAGCGCAGCAGAGATATACTTCTGCGCAAAAATACCTGCGTAGTTTGTAGTGATTGAAGTAGTTGTGGGCATTTTTATTTATTATTTGTTGATTCGTGCAAGGACTCGGTCAATCGTCTTTTGGGGGCGGTTGGTACTCATCTTTTGGACTTGCTTTGTTTCGGGGTTGTGCTTGATGGCTTTCGCAGCAGGTGCGGCAGATAGTTCTGCTTTAACCGCAGCCATCTCCTCCTTCTTGGCGTAACCGCCCATCTCCTCACGCATTCCTTTCATCTCCTCGCGCATCATTGCAATTTCTTCGAGAACTCTCTCAATGATTGCAACAACCGCAGGGGCTTCTTCTGCCATTGGCATATCAGCAAGTTCAGTAGCTGCTTCGGCCTCAACCTCAACTTCTACCTCTGCTTCAGCGGATGCTTCTTTAATTTCAGCGATTACGCCTTCTTCGGTGATGACGAGTACACGACCATCTTCAAGTAGGTGTTCGCCAACTGGAGCAGCAACTCGGTCATCGCCACTTACGACAAAGACTTCGTTACCTGCTTCAAATGATTCTGCCTCAAGAACGGCTCCGTTCTCAAGTGTCATTTGCTCGAACTTAACCTCGCGGATGGAGGACAGTTCAGCAAGGATGCGGTTAAGTATATTATTCGCTTTCATATCTAACTAATTAAAGGGGTTTTGATTATTTGTAACATTTTTAGAGGTCTTGCCATAGAGTATTTGTGGACTCCCATAGCGTGTTGATGGTCTGCCACTCCTCGCCAAGTATGACAACGCTTGTGCCTTGACCCACTAACGAGCCTATCCCTTGCGCTTGGATAGTGCCATCGCAGCAGTTGGACTTGTAGGTGTTGTCTTTGCATAAGCATCCACGCCTGCCACCTCTCGGTGAAGCAACGGGAAGTTTTTGTGGTCTATACATTGTTAAGTTCTTTTAGTTTAGATTCTGCCCAACGCTTACCTGCAAGACCGCCCCATAGCAGGAATGATATTGTGCCGCAGGCTTCGCTATTGCTTTCATCGTAGTATTCTTCGGCTCTTGATAAGTACGAGTACATCCGCGTAATGGTCTCTACGCTTACAGGCTTGCCCTGTGCGAGTTGCTGCGCCCTTACCTTACCGACAGGCGTTGCACACTTGTTGCCGTTCTTCTCGTTTAGTTCAATGCCACGCTTGGCGTTGTTCTTTACCGCATCGGGGTAGTCAGAGAACGACTCCATCTCGGTGCGTGTTCCCGACTTCTTACGACCATCTCTTTTTATGATTGCAACAATCTGCGCAAGCATCAATGCTGCTTCCTGCTCCTCAAGATGCGCCATCTCTTGCTTAGCAAGGTTTAGCTTGTCCACAAAGTACCCCTCAATAGAGAATCCTTTGACCTTTCCTGTCTTGACAAAGTTTGTCCAAATCTCAGGGTTGTTGACTTTCATAGATACCATCCAAGTGCCTACGGGCAAATCAAAGCCGTACTTCTTGCTCTTGTCGTGTACCTCATCTTCAATAATCCAAGACTCCACAACCGTGAGTCCGTTGATGCCTACCTCGTGTTCAAGCGTAGCGTTGTTCTGCTTGGACTTCTGAAAGAACATCTCGCTTGCTTTGCGGATGGTGGCTTCGCTGAAGTAAACATAGAACTCCTCTTGCCCCTCTGCTCGGTAGATAGGTTTGTTGGGTACGAGTGCTGCTCCCATAAGGATGCGCTTCTCATCGCTCTGCGTGGCAAACTCCAACCGTTGTGAGTTGAGGGCAATAAAGTCCTCCTCAATAGCAGGATATTCTACAAGGGAGATTGCATCAATGCCAGTTAGCAGCATTGATTCATCTAGTATTAGTTCAATTAGTTTCATCATCCGAATGTTGCGGTTCTTACTCTTTGGCGTTGTAGTTGTTGCGAGGTCGTTACATCACCACCCACAACGTATGCACGGATGGGTTGGCTGAACTGACCTCCTATGCTCTGTGCAAGTTGGTTCACGCCACCCTGTCCTACGATGTTAAATTGCGGTGGTTGTGATGGCGCGGTTGGGGTAGATGTAGGTGTGGATGGCGGTGAGCCGCCTCCCGTTGGTTGGGCGCGGTTAATGTCACGAATTGATGCAACGGTTGTTGCTGCAAGGGCTGCTAATTGAATGCCCCTATTTATTGAACCAAAGGGTTCTGGTAGCGATGTGCTATTCTTGAAGATTCCGACTGCTGCTTGCGCTGCATCTATAAGCACATTTGCTGATGCTACGGCTTTGCTATTCTTGAATA